GAAATTATCAAAGTCTTCTATTTTGCTATTTGTTTGCTTTAATATATTAGCTATTTGTTCTTTAGTTACGTGCATTATTGATTTTTAAAATTTGTATAATTTGATGTTGATGGTAAACTTCTAAAAACTTCCATTTCCTCTTCTGAAAACTCGTGTATTCTATGGAAGTTGTCCTCGTTTATTTTGATTAATATTCTTGCTTCCTCAGTTCCCATGTCTTTAACTTCGTATATTTTATAATCTTTTTTTAATTGGAGAAGCCATCCGTCGTATTTATTTCTTTTTTGCCTTGAATCACTTGTGCATAATACTAGTACCACATCCACGTTATCTATTTTCTCTTTTTGATGTAATGGGAATGTTATAGATTCTTTTTGTATGTATGGCGTTTGTGATTTGATCTCTAAAGTTTTTGATTCAACATCAGTGAAGTGAACCACGCAATCCTTTTTGTTGTCAAATGGATTAATTGATAGTTCTACTCGGTCAACTTTAGGCTTCTTTTCTAACCATTCAGCAATGAATCGTTCTCCGGTTGTTCCTTTTATGTGATTTGCAGTGTCTTTATTTATCATGATTTTATTTTTAGTTAAAAAACAGTAGCGGGTGGTTCGCACGGGCTTTTCATCACCACAACCACTTAACATCGGTTACGCTATATATTCTTTTCATTTTTCTACTTTTTTAATAAGTGTATGTTCATATGTTTTCATTGACTTAATTTTGAACTTGAATATATCAAATTCCATTTCGCCAATTTCGCCGGAATCTGTGATAATATCTGGTAGCATTTGTAGTATCTGTATATTATTTTGATTTAATCTAGCACAATCAAATTCTACGATGATATCATTGTCTTCAAATGGTTTATTTTCATCCAACTTTAATACTCTTTTTTTCATATCGTATTTAGTTGCCTTTTGTTCATCCCAAACATATTGATTTCTAACCATATCATTGTTTAAGTAGACTCGGTCGCAGTGTGGTTCGATTAAACTAAGTATTTCCATTGTACAGTTTTTGACGACGAATGCAATATTATACTTATGTGGAACTATTGGTTTCATTGTTTCTAAATGCCGTACCATTGACCCCCATTTTCGGATAAAATTACGAGTACTACGATTATTCTGTATCAACCACTCATCTGATTCTTTGCCGACAGTTGTTAGTTTTGGTTGATACCGGCTTCCTCTACACGTTAAATGATACACAAATCCACGCCATGTTTGTACAAATTTACAACCACTTAACATTAGACGATTGAATATATCAGAATCTTCCTTGCTTTGTGGAGCTAGAAGTGGATCATGACCATTCACATCTAAAAACTCTTGTTTATGAATGAACCACGGAGCGAATATTCCATCGGTTGTTTTTTCGCCATGGTTATCAGCATATACATATTCTAATAATTTTTGTTCATTGAATTTATCTGGTTCTATTCCACAATCAAGTTGTACTTTTTCTTTGCCCGCTGGATGTAATAAAGGTTCAATTCTTGTTAATGATACGATTAATTTTGGTTTTATATGTTTTAGTACTTCCTCCAATGCATTGGGACATAAATGCATATCGCTATGAAAAATTCCCATTATAGGCGTTTCAACCAGTTGTTCAACTATAAGATCGTATAAAATTGTGTGTCCCCTCCTTTTACCAGAATCATTAACGATATATTTGAAATGCTTATCTATTTTACTTAATTCAGCAAAATACTCTTTAGTTCCGTCGGTACTAGCATCATCTGCAGCACATATCCATACATCTGATCCTCCGTTTTTTCTGATGGATTCATAACACCACTTAAAATATTGTAGATTCTCTCTCGAAGGAATCACCAAACTAATATCAGATTTCTGTAACTGTTCCATTATATTTTATTCTTATGAATTTACACTTTCTTTATGGTTCCATTCGAGAGAGTAGTTCAGCTCTAATTAATATTCCCCGTTCTCTCCATATTTTCTTAGTCGGTTCGCCATAACCTTCTTGTGAACATACTACTCCCACTGATTCTAGTTGATTCATTAAATCCTTATTACTCATATTCTTTAACTGGTCTGTGTAACTCATTGGCTCTTCCTTATCACAAAATGGACATCCTGTAATTGGATTTGTTAATGATTTTGTATAACCACATGTAGAGCATTTCCATTGCCCATATATTTCTGATTCTTTCATTAGTTATTTTCGTATCAATTTAATAGTTTTAACGTATTTATATTCTCTGATATACATTTCATTGCATTCAAGACAGCCACACAGTATTTCCTTCCAATCGTTTTTTAGTACGGTTTCTTCAATAATATATGCACCCCCATATTTACAAAATGGACATTCCCATTCATCCGCTGAATTATCTTTATCAATTATTTCACTCATTTGTTATCTCTCCTAATTGGTTAATTCTGTTTCTTTAATTCTGCTACAAGCTCTTTATTAGTTTTGATTAATTGAGCATTTATGATATCTCCCCAAAATACATTAGATTTTTTGAATCTGTCTAATATATCTTGGTCTATTAATCCTTTGAGATTTGGAGGTTTATTCCATATTTTTACTGCTAGATTATTTTTATCTTTCATTGGTTATTTCTTTTCTCACACTATTTGATTTCACTAAATGTTACTACTTTTCTATCAAACATTAATTTCATAAGTCCGACATTATTTGTTCCTATTATAAATCCATGTCTTTTAAGATTGATCATAAAGAAACTGGACACGCCAGAATCAACTGTATATTTTGATAGTTTTTTTATTTCTTCTATCACTTTAGTACTACCATGATTATATTTCTTTTTAGTTATTTGTATTAATTGCAAATGTGGTATTTCTGATAGTATCATACTCAAATAAGCATGTCCGTGAATTATATAGTTAATATCAGGAAACTCTTTATATATTCCAACATGAACTGGTGTATCAATGCTAGCCAAACTTGATGTTGAAACAACAAAATCACTTGGTTGTAATGCATCTTTTGGTATATTGCTCCTTGTTATAAGCATATCATGAGAATATCCACACATTGATGCATTGCCAGTATATCTACCATCAATTTGATTTTCAGTATATTTAGATACGTTCCTAATTATTTCGCAAAATTCAATCATTCTGGATGCTGGATATAACAGTATTTATTCATAAAGTATGCAGGATCTTTTCTACATTTCTTTATTTCTGATTTGATTATATCTTTTAGTGTGATTCCCTGTTTTTCTCTAAATTTTTCCATTAAATCATAATATGATATCGGTCGATAATCATTTGTATCAACTCCAACATTATATGCTCTATCGCTTGGATGAATCAAGTTTCCATGTACATGACCAAACGTGTGATAAGAGCCATAACAGCTTTTATTCCAACTTAGCATCGGGAAGTGATCAGCGACAACTGTGATTTTATCAATTTCAAGTTCTATTCTATCAGCAATTTGTTCAAAATAGTCTCTTACCCACGCTTTTTTCATTATATCTTTTTCATGGTTACCTTTGGTTAGATACATCACACCAAAATTTAATGATTCTAGAACCCACTTTATTTTTTCGGATCGTACGCCCATAAAAAAATCGCCTTGATGGATTACTATACTATCTTCTGGAATTACTTCATTCCAATTACTAATAAGAACTTCATCGTGTTCTCGCATATCAGCAAAAGGTCGATTATTAAGTGATATAATATTTTTATGTCCAAAATGAGTATCAGATGTAAAGAATAGTTTATCTGGTGTATCTATTTTTAGTTTCATATAAATTTTAGTTGATTTGTGATTGGGTTCCAATCAATTGTTAATGGTTTTTGTGTATATTTATATTGTTCATTTAATATTGATGCATTTATATAATGAGTATTTCCATCAAACTTATATCCATATCCAGTGTGAATATGTCCAAATACATGTATTTTTGGTTTGATTTCACGAATTCGTTTTGCTAATTCTTCACATCCCAAACTTTCAGTTCTACCAATAACTTTATCTAGTGTACCAAATGGAGGTCCATGTGTTATAAGAATATCTGTATTGATTGGAATTTTATCCCAATGTTGTTTTATATCAGCGCCTCGATCAACATTAAATGCCCAACTACAGAATCTCGGTTGCCAAGGAGTGCCCCAAACTTTTGGTCTATCTCGATAATCATCTTTATCTTCACCTAACAAGAATAAGTCATCTTGTAGATAATATATTTCTGGATATAATGCCAATAAATATTTCATTTCTATCGGTTTATCCTGAAAACCAAAATCATGATTACCAGCTATAAATATTTTAGTATCATAATTTAACTTACTATACCAATCACAGAAATTCTGAATCTCGTGAGTATATCCCATTGAAGATATATCACCAGCATGAATGATCAAATCTCCTCCGAGGAGATCATCAGTGATTTGTTTATGCTTGGAGTGTGAATCAGAAATTAACGAAATAATCATTTACTTTTTGGTTTTAATGCAACTATTGTTTGTAATGTATCTTCTACTCCACCAATAATTTCATAATCTTGTTCTACGACATGATATTGTGGTCTTTTAAAATAATCATGGATAAATACCACTGAGTCCTTATTAATGTATTTTAATGCTTTCTTTGCACAATTTGGTCTTGATCGGCCGTCTATAAATATAAAATCAAAATTAATAGATTTAAATCTATCAATAAAATCAATATAGTTTTTCCATATGAATCGGTCTTTTACATCATAATAATCAGTTAATCCAATTATATTATTATTTTCTTCTTGCGAAACTTCAATCAAATATTGTTCCCACTTATCAAAAAATTCAGCATATACTTCTGCTCTTCCTTTTGGATGACATGATAGATAGTGTCCTACATTCTCTATATTTTTATTAACAAGCTCTTTTCTCACATCAACATACCAATCTAAATTATGCTCAATGCTATGGTAGTATTTTACATAATTTGAAAACTCTATAGTTGATCCACCTGATCCCCACTCTAACATTGTGGCTTCTGGGGTTTGTTTTAGATAATTAATTACAAAATCAATTTCTTTTTGGTCCATCCATGCTTTCATATCAGTTGTATTTTTTCCAACAATCATTATCATAATCCCAATGACGTTGATCGTAGTATGCAATCATAATTGCAAATATTTTCATCAAACAAAAATCGAAATATAATCCGCCATGATCCTGTTTTGATTTGGTTTCTATTCCAAAACGGAACCACTCATCCGCTAAATTATAACATATCCAACTAAATTCAATCTGGAATTCTATATTTTTATTTCTAGAGAGTCTAAAATTTCTGTACGATGTTTTCATAACTTAAAAACTTAATAATCTATAACCAACACCAATACCAAGCATTGGAGTCAAAATAAACGCTGATTTGTGGTATCCAATTCCACCTCCAACGAATATACTAATGTTAAATCTATCTTTCTTTGGTTCTGTTTTACTATATACTCGCACCGTTTCAGTATAATCATATGGATTGAGATTTGTTACTTGAGCATATGATTTATATTTTTTGAATATGTTTTTTCTTTCTCTTCCTATAATGATTTCATATTCACTTTTTGTTTGTATGTTTATATCAAATAATGAATAGCCTAGTTTTACATGTCCTGTTACCCAATCATTAAACATATCAATATCCCGATTATATATTGGATATTCTACAACATTACCAAGACTATCTATTATGCTTTCATATCCAGTTATTGTATTTTGTAATGAATCCTGGTATGATGCTATGATTCCATTTGATAGTATAATTGCAGTTCTTAATTCTTTGTTAATTGATTTTTCATTTCTTATTACATTTTGTAGGTGTATGATACTTTTATCTTTTGTTTGTAATTCAAGAATTGTCTTTTCATTTCTTGCTTCAAGTACAGATGTTTTTGATACTTCTTGGTTCAGATCATTTCGAGTAATCACCAATGTATCATTAACGGCTGAATATAGATTTTCTAATTCATTGTAATTATTTCGCATACTAAAGTATATAGTTATTGATACAATAGCTCCGATCAATAACCCTACAAATATTGCTATTAAATTTGATTTTATATTTTTCACTTACTTTCTTCTATAGTTGTTTTTATTCCCTTGTTTCTTTCGTTACATGATATGAGTTTTAACGTTAACCATTGTTCCAATGGACTTAGATCACTTGTACTTCTTAATAGTACCCCACTTTCTTCTGCATATTGTTTGAGTATTTCAACCGCTTCTTGTGCTTTTATTTTCATGACAATTCTTCTTTTAATATTTTATTCATATATTTCATAAAAACTTTTTCTGAGAAGTGTTTATCATAGTTGATTTTTGCTTCAACTGAACAATGATTATAAAAGTCTTTATCATCTCGTAATCTAAGTAATAATTTCTTTGCTTTTCCAACATCATTCACATCAACGCTTAATTCTGGAAAACACAGTCTTTGAGTATCTATTTTTTCATTTGAGATACATGGTAGAGAAAGTGCCGCGGCGTTTAAGCTAAATGTGCCCGCTGCTATTGTCGGCATAAGATGAATGGCATATTTGAACTCATTTAATTTATGCATCCAGCCCAACCAATCCACATATGGTAAATGATTTATTCCAAGTTGCTCTTCATGTGGAATTCGCCTGCCCATCGATGGAGCGAATATTGGTATTTCTAATTCAGACGCTACCAAAAAACTATGCGCGCCTCCATACCATGAGCACATATTGCCGCCAATTATTACATTTTCACGTTCAACCTTTGGTAAATCATTGATCTGATCATCTATCATCAATGTTATTAATACATGTACTCCTTTATTGGGAAATAATCCTTCATAGTATACCTTATCATATTTATTATGGCACAATATGAAATCTGTTGCTAATAATTGGTTTAGAAACCATACTTGTTCTTCTAATTTATAATCCTGCCAATATTCCGACGGTCCTTCTTGCATGACCGCGACTTTTGTTGCTAGTTTTTCTCTAACAAGATCAATAATTTCAATATTATTTTGTACAAAATGCCCCAAATTATTCTTTGGTAATGTAATTATTGCCAAATCATATCTTTGATCGTTCCACTGTCCAAACAACGGTTGGTGCTCTGCATCCAAAATACACATCCACGCAGCATCATTACGCATATTTCGGTGGTTACGTGGTATTTTACCAGTCCAATCTCCTTCAGTTAACCAAGTTATTCGCATTGCGATATCAGCTTTTTTAGTTCAGTTGAATTTAATTTTTCTGCCGTCGCTGATGATAATTCTTCTTGTAGATTTCTAACACCAGTTTTTTCAGGAAATATATATACATATTCATATACGCTTGATGTATATGGCAATTCACAATCACTTATCAATGTTTCATTTAATCTCTCACCTGATCTTTTACCAATTATTTTAATGTCATCTGAAATCATTTTAGCCAAGTCAAACATATTTACACTATTCATCCTTTGACATAAAATAAATGATACTTTATTATGATTTACAGCATCATCGATAGCGTGCCGAATTAGATGGACAGCATCTCTTTTTGAAAACATTAACCGATTCATATATGGATCAGTTAATTGTAATGGTTCGCCTCTTTTTGCTCGTTCCTTCCATATTGGAATCACTGAACCACTGCTTCCGGCTATATTTGCAAACCGTACACAGACAAATTTAGTTTTTTCATTGTGATTTTCCATGAACATACGTTCCATTATACTTTTGGTATATCCATATAATGACGATGGGTTACATGCTTTATCTGTGCTTATGCCAACTGTTATTGGTACCACAGCTCTTATGCTTGCTTTTATGACATTGAGACTTCCAGCGATATTAATTTCAGATGCTTGAGATGGATTCTCTTCAGCTATATTAATATGTTTTAGTGCTGCTGTATGTATGACAATATCTGGTTTGACTTTTTCAAAAATATTTATCAATGATTCCAAATTTAGTATATCACATACAAAACTAGTTACTTTTGGATAATCTTGTTGTAATTTTGTAATATTACCACCATTCCTGCTAACATTATAGAACTCATATTCATCATAGTATTCTTTAATGAATGATGTTCCGATTGTGCCAGAACCGCCAGTTATTAGTATCTTTTTCATTCTATTTATTCGTTGATTGTTACTATGTTTCATTCTTATTAAAATTCATTTATGCTTTTAGTCACTATATATATTCCATCATCGTGATCAATTGATATTCCATACTCATAAAGTATATTATGAATTTTAATTATAACATCATTTATGCTATCACCGTGATTGACCATAAATTCATGCTTTTTCACTTTTCCTTTGATGTTGATTGTATCAACCACCAAACCCAATCTGACAGCTTTGTGAGCGTTTATTTTTGATATAATAGCACACATTTTATTGCCATCGGAATCAATTCCTCTTATTATAAATCCACCATTCTTCGTTTGTTCAAGTATTGGTTTTCCATGAAATGGAACCCTCTTTTGTTCTGTTGCAAAGCAATATGCCGTTAATTCCATGATTTAGTATCCTATTTTATACGAATATACAAAAATTCTATGAATAATACAAGCTATTCGCTTGCATGGTCTCTTTTCATTTCTTGAAATCCTTGCTTATGTTTTTTATTGATTCGGTTTTTAATGTTGATTCGTTCCTTATTATAATCACGAATTTGAATGGCGCGTTTTCCGATTTCTTCCAAACCAAGTTCGCCTTCTTTTCCTAATCGTAGATCAGACTCAAGAGACCATATATTTCCATTTATAATTTTTAACATTGTAACTGCAAGCCATACATCTGGATATTGGTCTAGTTCCTCTTTATAATAAGCTAGTTCATCATCCACATTTAAGTCAGTTCTTTCTTGCTTTAGTAAGCAAATTGAGTATCTATCAGCAATTTCTGCTATTGTTTGTGCTATCATAATGTTTTTATTATTTTATTGTTTTATTCTTATAAATTTACATCCTGGAAAATGTTCTTCAATTTCTTTTTGACGCTGATTATCTTTTTGTCGATTTGTATATTATTTTGCGTTGTCTTTTTATTCATCATGGTATACACCACATGGATATTGTAATAATCTATATAATACACTATCCATTACTATTCTCACATAATATTTTCCATGTAAACTAAACTGTTCAAAATAATCAACGATTGGTTCTTTACCAACATTTTTTATATAACATTCAATCATTGCTCCCAAAACATATTCTCCTCCTCCCTCTATAAATCCATTTAATCTACGAACTAATAATCCATGGATTTTTTTAATTTCATTCCACTCATCATTATTAAGTTCATAAGGATTTGGAGAATATTTTTCTATAATTGGATCCTCGTACCATGGTATTCCAAGATCATGATGCTCTTTCTTACAATTATCATTATTATTTAATAATTCTCTTGAAATTTGTCTGCATTTTTTATGTAATGCTATATGTTTTTCTATTGCAACCTTTCTCTCTGGAGTTATTCTCGGATCATTTATATCCTCTATAAAATTAATTTTATCATTTTTCTTCATTTTCTATCTTCTTAAAATAGTCATCGTATGTATGAAATTTGAAATTTGGATCATCTATATTAGCTAAATTCTCTTTACTCATTGTTTCAATAACTTTCCACCAATTGCCTTTATCGTCAATCCCACAAAATCCACACGGATTATCTTCATCAACTATATAATTTCTTTTTCTGGGATTGCGTCGATTATGCACTCTCAATATATTGCTCACATGATACTGAACATAATTATCTCCCATTATTCTTTTAGCATTTTGTGCAAATGCGGTATCCTCTCCACATAATAGTAGAGAAAGAGGTAGTTGTACCCCACTTTTTATTAGTTCGGAACTAATTACTGGAAAACTACCGTCGAATTTTGGTTCCTTAAATATTCGTACATCGAGATCATCTATATATTCATTATTGATTTCGTTCATCCGCTGGATCGACATTGTACACTTCTCGCTTGCTTCATTGTGCAGTGTCCATTCTTTTGTATCTTGGAATATTTCATTTGTAAATTTTGGATGTTCCATTATTTTCCAGTCCTCACCCCACATTTTGCGGTAAGAAAAGCTTATTATATGTTTCTTTGTGCTAACATTTTCGTCTATTTGCTCTATAATTTGAAATGTTTGTGCTGGCGCGCAACTATCAGATTCGCCCCAGATTACATAATCTACTTCATTTGCATAATTGTTATTCAGATCTCTACGATAACTTGGGATGTTATAAACTGGATCATCATTCGTTTTGAAATTCTCTTTTATGTTACACCCAGTTTGTTCTAATCGCTCAATCTGTTCAATATACTTACTAGTTATATAATGCTCTTTTGAGAACATCATTTTCTCAAAATATTCGGAGGTATTCCAACATATATCAAACGTAATATTTTCTGGATTTTCGATGTCGGTTAGCATATTTAGAAGTCCATCAACATATTCTTCTAGCATCTCCGCCTCGTAAAACATAAAATGACATCCCACGCAATATTTCTTCTTTAATTTCATTGATTTGATTTTAATTTTGAACTCATAAATTCAATTATTTCTTCAGCTGTTTTTCTTCCAAAACAGATTTCATCAAACTGAGTTCTACCTTTCGTTATGATCCTAAACGCCGCTTTGATTCTTTCCCAAAGTCCGATGTTATGATTATAACACTTAAACATAGTGAAATCAAATCCTTCACATATATCCTCTTTATAATACATGATATTCAATGCTTCAGCGTGGCATTCACATAGAAACAGTTTTTCTTCAATTATACTTTTCATAGTCCCTTATTTTCAAAAAATTTCAAATTATCTAAATCCTTTTGATCAATGAATCGTCTATTTTCCCAAATAGCGACCAATGATGCAAATAACTGTTTTTCATCAATATGAAAATTCTCTATTGCTTTTTTGTATATAATCATTTAATTCACATAACTCAATAATATCATCTTTATACATAACTATATCTCCCGTATTTAATTAATTTCATCTATTAATTTCTGCAACCTGTCTGGATTTGCTACTTCCCAATCCGGATCTAATAATCTAGCATCATTCAAATCAATTGTATGACTTCTTTTGCCTGATTGGTATATTTATTATTGCAGAATTCCTCAGTAACTATTTCTCTCTCTCTAACTTATTTAATTCCTCATAGTTATTTACATACTTTAGTATTATTCTACTAAAATTATCTTTACCATACTTTTTGATAGCTTTTTCTAGAAAAACACCACTCCCCAAATATCCATCATCCATGTCATTGGTTCCATGTATACCAATATAATATCTTCCATTTATTTTGTTTGTCGTTTTATATAAAAAATAATATTTTTTCAATTAAAATGACCCCTCAGCACATTGCAGGCAAGTTAGTCCCATTTCACGCCAAGCAGAGACCATGCAATTTCTATCATCCAGAGTCATCTCAACATAAAAATTATCCTTTATATAATCATCAAATATTTCTTTTTTAATGATTGTATCTTTTCTCATATCACCTTCTTTTCTCATATGAAGAGTGTATATTAGATTTGGAAATACTTCTTCAATCCACTGTTTCGTTTCGAGTCTGCACACTCCATCTCTTCCAGATACAAATATTATTCTATATCCAGTTTGTCTTAGAGATTTAACTAGATTTACAACCGGTGTATTTGGTGTATCCTCGCCCACTCTTTTCCAATCATATGGACTTCTATCACCTTTCAGTGCTATTGTTCCATCGACATCAACGATTATTGCTTTGATGAGACTGTCATCTTGTCTTAGTTTCATTGGTTCTTTTTTAAAGTATTTATTATAAGTGTTAGTGATCACTTTTTCACCAATTGAATTTGGTCTTTGTAGATCACGTTTGATTGCTTCTTCTAACGTAATTTCAAAAAATTTATACTCAAATTTGGCATCTGGATATTGCTCTTTGATTTTAGCTTCTCTTGCTTTATTTCTGTCCTGATTCAAATTCATCTCATCTAATATCAAATTATATCCATTGGATAGTACCAAATCAATGCATGAATCCACCATTTGAGTGATCAGCTTTTCCTGTTTTGGAATCCAGTAGTTTCCACGCATATTACGTAGATCATCACGATTCACTCGGATGAAATCCTTATTTTTTGCACAGTATTCTCTTGCCCAGGTTGATTTGCCCGATCCTGGAATTCCTTTTAATACTATTATTTTCATAATCTTAAATTTTAATAAAAAGCCAAGCCAATATAATCATCTGATTCAACTATATTATAATCAAATTTAATAGTTATCGTCTGATTTTCTTCATCAAGTTCAATAATTTTATCTTCCCAATTTAGTACTTCTGCATTTGTTGATGAAAGACATTCATCAAGCTCTTCTGTAATTGCTTGAATAATTTCTTACACCAATTTCAGCAATTTCATCTTTTTCAGTTTCACTTAAACAACCATAACATATATCTTCTGGTGCTCCGAGTATATGTAGATTGATTTCTTTATTGCATTTTTTACATTTCATTATTCTTCAATTTTAAATGGTTTCTCGTATTTTGGTTTAATTATCTTCCAGATGATTTGATCATATGGTTTATCTTCCATCATCTTAAACAAGACAGCAGGATATTTCTTTGTTTGATAATACAATGCACATTCTTTTCTTGTTTCAAGAATTTTGAAGTTTTCTTTACAGTATTCTTCTATTTCTTTGTATTGATTTTCGAATTTTTTGATTGTGAATTTCACCCATTTGAAAAATTCATCCGGTACATTATCTAATAGATCATCTAATGGTTCATCGTCCTTCAGATGTTCCCAGATAGTTTTAGTTGATACGTTTGTTACAATACGATGCAATCTTACATAATCTTCAAATTTTATCTTAATTCTCATTCCAGATTTGAATTTAACAACAAATCCTTCTTCATTATCAGAATTTAGTTCTTTTAGTTCTGAAATTTTTAGATTTTTGTACCTTTTCACTATTGGGAACCCAAAATCCTGTAGCACTTCATATGGTACTTCATCTCTAGTATCATTTGCAATCGCAGTAATTAAGAATAAATCTTCAGTATCACCATAGTCTACTACTATCTTATTGAATTTTGCCACAAGTTCGAACACTAGATTTAGTTCGTCTAGTTTATATGAGTCAATTATCTTCTTATATTTCTTTTCAATGATTTCACGAGCTTTTACAGCGTGGTCTGATGTGAATGATCCGCGAGATGAAACGATCATTTCGCCATTAACCCAGAAAACTGAAATATATGATCCATCTTTTTTCTCTAGAATTTCGTATGATTCATTTGGAATTTCTTCTGGTTTGTGTTCTTCGATATTAAAGAATTTTGGAATTGGTCTTGCCAATACATTATAATCAGAATCTAGTACAAGTCCACGACACATTAAAGTAATTGGATTCCATAACTGCTCAAATTGACATTTTTGAGAGTAATTATAGATCCATATATCATATTTTGGATGCTTCTGTTTTGCCAGATATCCATCTTGATATAGTTTCTCTAATTCTTTTATTGAATAAGGAAATTTCATTTTATTTTTTTAGTAATTCTGGATTTTCATATTTATTTCCTTTACCTTTGCATTGAGCAAATTATTATATAAAGATAGTATGGCATGATAAGTAGATATTGACCATTGACCAAGTTCTTGATCCCAAAACACTTCTGCATTCGGGTCTTGACCACAATCCAAAATATCCCCCTCATAAATCTCTTTTTTGTTCTTATCGTGAAGTCCTGTGAATTGTTCTAAATTAAACATAATGTTTCTTCTATCAATATTAATAAAAAACGTTGTCAATGATAGGTGTCTATCTGAATAGATGTATTTTCTACGTCCATCATCCCACGCTCTAAACTTGATTTCTCTTTTCATAGCTTAATTTGTTTAATTATCTTCGTATATTGCTTTTATAAACATAATCGAACAATCACATCTCTTACATCTTTTGACGTGTGCCACTTCATAACTTAATTTGTTTGATCACAACTGAATTTGGATTCTTTTTATACCGGTTTTTGGTATGACCTTTTTTAGTTTTATATTCACTAACCAAAGTAAACTCGGGTTCTGAACGCACGTATTGTACATTACTGACTCTGCCTCTTGTCAGTTTTCTACAATTTAGTTTTTGTTTCATAACTTTTCTATTTCAAATAAATATTTCGATTTATACAATAATCATTAAACATAAAACCAATTGACATCCATTTTTCAAACATACCAATGTTATCTTTTGGAATCGATTTCATTTTTTTGATAATTTGGTCAGCAATGTACTGTAAAACTTTTATTTTCATGACTTCTTTATTTTAGATTTTTCTTCTACTGCCCGCTTGATATTTACTATTTACATAATAAATAATTAGGTCAGAATCATATTTATTCTTTACAAAATAAATTTTATAATCACAATCATATTTATTCCGAGTTATATACCATACTCCAGAATTAATATTATCTTTAACACCATATTTATCAGCTGTTATATTGACCCAAAGGTCAGCATCATATTTCTGCGATGTAATATATACTTTATAATCAGCATCATATTGATTTTCGACAATGCACATTTTTTGAGATAAGCAGAATGTGCTTATAATCATAAATGCTAGTACTAATATAATTTTTTTCATTTTATCTCCCGTACATATAGAATGTTTGATTTTTGCCACAGTATCTTGCGTCCATGTTCTTATCAAACATTTCTTTTTTTATTTGATTTTTGGTTTTGCCAACGAATTCACTAATATGTATTTGCTGTACACAGTTAGCGTTACTTGATTTTCTTTTTGTCATGATGTTTATTTTTTTTACTTAAAGTACTCCGCATTGGAATTGAACCAATATGTAACCATTACCCTTTCCACAAGATATAAGCTTGAGGGGATACCGGAGTATGTCATCTATACAAATCAACGTACTCACCAAAATACCGATCAAATACACTAATCAGATTTTCGTAATTACCTGATGTCATTTCAAACATGATCTTTTGTTTATCCAACCCCTGTTGTTTTGCAATCTTGGAAGCATATGCCATAAGAGCATATGCGTTTCCATCTGGTCCAGTTAAATCAATTTTAATTCGCTCGACTCTTAATTCTTTTACATCTTTAATTGCCATGATTATTGTTTTTTGATTTTGAGTTCATCAATTGGAATATTAAATTTCTCTGCAATTTGGTCCATAGATTGAACTTGATAAAGTATGGTATGTTAATTCGGTTTTTGGACGAATGTCTTGAATATCTCCATCGGAATTTTCAAAATAGATTTCATTTCCATTGGAGTCATATTCACATTTTTCCCAAAATCCATTGGAATCTTCACGATAGATTTCATTTCCATTGGAGTCATATTCACATTTTTCCCAAAATCCATTGGAATCTTCACAATAGATTTCATTTCCATTTTCATCATATAGATAAATTGGATAGTTTACTTCTCTAAATAATTTTTTGATTTTCATATTACTTGATTTATTTAATGTTTCTTACAATACGAATGTAATACTTTTTCTGTTACATACCTTCTCTGAGATTGCGTTAAGTAAAATCATTTTATTTTATATTTATGTTCAGCCTTTTCAATGATTTCTTTGAATTCGTACATTCTGTCTGAACCTAATTTTTGAATGCAAAGTTCTATATTTTCTCGATGTTTATTTTCTTTTCTAATTTTCGCATTGAGAATGCCCAATCTTTTTTTGATGGTTTCTTTCTCATCTTTAATATCGATAATTCTTATTTTCGATATAAGGTATAATAATTCAAGATCATTCATAATGTTACTATTTATATTATTTTGTGAAATTTTCTTAAATCGAACTTATTATAATATTACAATTCCGTCTGTTGGTGAGATTTTATTATTTAGTTACGATACGAATATAATACTTTTTTCGTTACGAAACAAGCTTTTTATCACATTTTTTCGATTTTTGATTCCATCAGCAACAATGATAGTTTATTCAATACATAAAACTTCCTTGTTTCTATACCGCTCATGATCATATACGTTTCAAAATTTAGATCTGATCCGATATACATTGGATTCGACGTATAGTCTGTTCTTAGTGATTCCCAAGCTTCACTAAATTCTGTGAAGTTTGGGTATGATTCACTTTTTCTTAAGAAGGACTTAATCTGTTTGATTCTGTCCGCCTTTTCGTCTGATGATAAAATATCTTTTCTCATTCGTCTGAGTATTTGAATAATTCTCGTTTGTTGATTTTTTTTCTTTTATAGTCTTTTTTTGATTTATGAACCTTATTTGATGGTAGTAAATCAATTCCTTCATCAACCAAAATTTTACGACGAACTCCATTTCTCATCGTAATATATTCGCTTTTTTTCATAGCTTTCTAATAAATATTGATTTTTTGGTATTTTTCAGCTTCTTTTTCAGCTTCTTCGAACCATTCAGCTAATTTATAACCAACGGCATAGATAACACCAATTACTGATGTTACTATAAGAATAATAATTACAAAACTTGAGATTGACATGATACTTTTATTTAGAAATTAAAATCATAATAATAACACGGCTTATCAGAAAACCTATATGTTAATCCATTACGTATGATTGAATATTCTTTAACATCTTTATATCCTTTGGTATCTGGATCATATTGTTTTCTGTTATATTCAAATATTTTAATGATGCGTGCTTTTTCTACAGGAGAGTCTGGATTTGATTCAATTTCCCAATCTTGACTTGAATTATTTAGACAGTGTGCTGAGAATCCGCCTGGAATAAATTCCATTTTTGTTTTATTATCACCAATCTTCATTCTCCTGATTTCAATTGTGTTTCCTTTTACACCAACAATTTCAATTGGATTCACATCGGAATGCCAATATAATCCATCATGCTCTACTCCAATCCAGAGATATTCGTTAAAATATGGAAATTGTTTGACAATATCCTTTAACATTTCTGGTGTTACTTTTATTTTGTTCATTTTACTCAATATTAATGATTACAATACGAATATAAACAAAATACTTGAACTATACAAGCTTTTCTTCACTTTTCTTCAATAAAATCAAAGATATTTATGCAATTGCTCCGTGGAATCAAATTTCGCATCTCTACACAGAAATATTCGATCTTGATATTATTATCACTCATCAACTTATAATAATGATCTTTTAACGGATCCAACTCGCTCACTTTCTCTATATCATGATATGGATGACCGCATATTAATTTGAATTTTGATAACAATTTATGCTTAATTAAATCTTCATATACATATAATTCTGCGCCTTCTATGTTTAATTTCAGAACATTTATTGATGTATCAAAATCTGGTATGTTATCAATTATAAACTGATTTAATGTTGTTCCATTGATAGTTTTTGGTTTAGTTGAATATACATCATTTTTTGTAGAAAATATTGAACTCCCCAATAGATAACTCTTATAATTACTATTTTTTGTTACATAAAAATTTACTGGTCCGATTGTATTAGTTATAGCTAAATTGAACACATATATATCATCATCTTCTCTATACCTCGTGCAAAGTATATCATATAATTCTTTGTTTGCTTCTACTGCATAAATATACAAATCATATGCGTCTTTATTTTCTTGGTATTGTTCCAATAATAGATCAATTTCCTGTCCCCGGTGAGCTCCTAAATCAATATAATTTAATCGTATCATAATTTTAGCGCTTCCTCCAATGGTATTATATTTAATAATCTTTCTCTATTTTTATCAAAATATTCATAATCCAAACATTTATTGATTGGATCTTTTATTGTTTCTTGAAC